TAACTATAATATTATAATTACAATACGATTTCTTTAAATTCTTTTAAACTTCTTATCAAATAATATTTAAAACCATTGTTAACTAATTCACTTTCAACGTATTTCTGTAAAATAGATTGTGAACCCTTTTCTGCTTTAAATTCAACAAATATAGTTTTACCATCTTTAAATAGCGCAGAGTCAGGGAAACCATTTACATTACACTTAATTACTTTGAGTACAAACCAACCTTTTGACTTGGCATATTTTAAACAACTTGCCTGTATTTTAGACTCCAACATAATCTTTCTTAAATACGTTTAACGTGTAGTTCTTTTTATTCATTACGGCTTTGTATATTTTATCCTCGATACCATTTTTAGCGAAAAACCAATATACATTATTCTCTAGACGATCCATTGTAGTTAATCTATCTCTAGACTGCCAATATGAAACAGCACTGAAGTCTATATTATAGTAAACTAGTGAAGATGCACGACTAAGATTTACACCCTCACGACCTGATACGATTTGATACGCTATTGATTTATCGCTTGTATTAAACTCATTTAGTTCAGTTGTTAGTGTATCACCAAATATGAATTGTAACGCATCTAATTCAGCTTTAAACTTATAAAATATCGCAATTTGTCTATTCTTAAACATTGAGTAAATACGTATTGCTTTTGAATAATCTAGTACGGCTGTATTTTCGGATTCAAACTTGATTGTACCTGAATATAATTGATGGAGTTTACTCATTAGCTTTACCGATGTATCCCCAAGTATTGCCTCATGCTTACCTTGTACTACTAAATCACGTTCTAATCGCTTAATTAATGCGTAAGTTGATTCTTTCATATCAACGTGTATTATCTTTTCATTGATTGTAGAAGTAAATCCCGCTTCTTTTTGTGTGTATGTTATCATATAAGGTTTAATTACTGCTTCTACTAATTCTTTCTTTGCTTCTTTGTAGTCTTTTATCATTCCATAACCTAAATGCTTTGTAGTTATATTCACAAATGTAGATGCCCATTTATAAAATGATGGATATTGATGAAATGGAGTGTATTTACTAATCCAAAATTGATGATATATTTGCGAATATGACTCAGGATGTGGTGTACCACTTAAGAATATAAGTGGTAAATGTGAGTATCGCTGTTTAAATTCTTTAGCACCTTTACTTGGCTTTGGGAAACTTCCGTATTTATGGTTTTCATCGCTTATAACAACATCAAATGTACCTACAGCCTTATGTATTGATTCCGTATTTATAACTTGTAAATCAAAAGAAAATGGCATACTAGCAAAATCTGACTCAATCGATGATATTGCTTTCTTTTTAGTAACAAATAATACTGACTTAGCACCATATAATTCGCAAGTATTTAAAGCAGTTAAAGTTTTTCCTAAGCGAACTTCCATCGCTAAATACACTATCTTCTTATCTCTGAGTATCTGTACAGCTTTCTTTGATAGGTCAAGCTGGTATGAACGTAGTTTTTTTTTCATACTTCTTAATTAATTGTTTAACGTGTCTTTTAACGTGTTCTAGGTCTTTGAGTACATAGTTAAGTTTACCTATCATTTCTAGTCTTTCAGGTTGCTTATCTATGACTTCATGCATTGAGTTAGACACTTTCTCAATCTCTGCATTTAAAATGATTGTAGTTAGTTTTGCATCCATTCTAAGGCTTCTATTTTAATGTCTAATAGTATTACATCTTTTCGTACTATATTTAGCCTTACAATTGAATCCTCTAAGCTATAAACTAAATCATGTCTATTAGGATGTTTTTCTTTTATCCATTCGATTGAATCTCTATACTTATCAATGATACTATCAATCTTTTTTATTGCTATTATACTGTCTATTTTCATAATCCTTGTAGTTCGTTTGAATCCCAAATGTCTTTTTGTTCTTCATTGTTATAACTTTTACTTGCTTCAAACATGATTTTTGTAATACCTCCAGCTGTTGTTGTATGGTATTTAACCCCATAATGCTTAGCGTATGATTTTAAACCTATTGTTAAGCTGTTTTGTTTATACCATTTACGTAATTCAGGGTAAGAGTTTAAGAAGTTATCGTAAATAGTCTTTACATTTACCCATTCATTATTAGGAATTGATGGAATAAATGTATGTAGTTCACTACTTATTTTATCAATTAACTTTCTAATCTCTAAATTCTTTGTATTACTTCTTACTAAACCATGATTCAAATATTTACGTAAACATTCCATCATATAGTTGTCAAACCTTGCCCATTCTAGTTCATCCCAGTCGTTGAATAGTTTGTTACCAAAGAACATTTCTGGAGTATAATCAGCATTGAAGAATGTACTCATCTCAACTTCAAATTTACGTGCTTCATGGCTACCTCCATCGCCTTTTATAGTGTAATTAGTTGTAATTATAATCTTAGGTGACTCTTCAACTGTTAATCTTATAGCGTCTTTTCCTTTATACTCTATACAAATGCCTTCTGTAATAACACTAAATAAGGATTCAAAGTTAAAGTTACGTTCAACATCATCAAAAACCAATACTTGACAATCAGTTGAAACATTTTGGTAAGGAAAAGATTTATTAAAAGTAAATGTCTTACCATCTAAAGACTGCACATTTTTTAGTTGTTTAAGAGCGTTCCAAATTAAACCTTTACCTGAACGACCATTCGGGTTATCACTTATCATTTCATCATTAAATATGATAGCTCTATTATTAGAGTTTGTTTTGTACGAATGAAGTAAGTAACCTAGTACTGATTGCATTGTATTGTATCTCTCTACGTTTTCTCCGCTTACTTTCCATACGAAAGTTCTGAATTGAGACTCATGATGATCAGCTTCTATAAAATCTCTATTGATTACTTGTTTCTTCCAAATAGAAATATTTACATCTTTATAATCTATTATCTTGTGTTCTGTTTTAGTTATGTTAACAATGCAATTATTATAGAAAAAATACGCATTATCTCTATCGTCCTTCATAACTTGTATTTCTTTTGTCGTTATCATCGAAAGGAAGTCACGTTTGAAGTATTTAAGATTACCACTCATCAAATTATAAACACCTATACCTAAATCATTATCTTCAACGTAATTAAGTATAAAATCTTTCAAATCCGTTTCGTCTTTAATCTCTAAAAATATACCATTCTTTTTAATTATATTGAATGTACTATTTGCATTTGGTTTATTCTTAAAGTAATCGTTTTGTTCTAAGAACTTCTTAAAAAGATAGTTGTTTAGGTCAATTTTGCCATTCTGGTTTACAGACCAGAATGGCATTAAATTATTATCGTTCATATATTTTTAACAAAAGATCCGTTAACCATTTTACCTGTTCTTTTAGCTATTACATCATAAGCTGAATTTACACAATCTTCTAGGTTGTAACCACCTAACTTTGCTAAGTTAACTAATACTACTACACAATCTCCAAGAGCGTCTATAAACTCTTCTTTATCGTTTTTTATTATAGCTTTAGCTAATTCACCTGCTTCTTCTTGAAGTTTAACGTATTGAGTTTTTACATCTCCTTTTTCAAAGATACCTTTTGCTTTAGCCCAATCTCTAATTGGTTCAAATTCGTTTGTCATTTTCATAATTCTAAATTTAATTGTGTGTTTACTATTTTTGATTTTCTATAGTCAGGTTTATCATTATTTAATACAAGTCCAGATATTACGTCTCCTACTTTTAACGGTAAATTCCTTAAAGGGCGTCTTCCATTTTCATGCCAAATTACATCATTTAATCCAATATTTAGTTTGTATGTAATTATATTTTTTTCAAAAGGTCCATCATAAGGTCCTATTACTGATTTTACAACTGCTTTCATTTGTCTTTATTTAAAAAATTATTATATAAGTGCATGTCATTAACGAAATGGAAATAAGATCCAACTTCTATACCTAACTTATTAGCTACTAATTCTTGTAGTTTTGAGAAACAATATTGATCGTTACCAAAACCGTACCACAAGTCGTTAGAACGCATCATAACGCTCATGTTTAACTTATTATCTAAGATCCTAAAGTTTATAGCATAAGTACAAGGAGTATCATTATCAAAATTGTATCTATCTTTAGCGTCGTAAATAGATATAGATGCTCTTCTTGAATCTTTATTCTTACTTAATTCATTAATTACATAATCAAGTTGTTTACCTTTATTCCATTGATAACCATAATTAGAGTTAACATAGCCATTCTGATCCATACATCTATACCATATCTTTGCTTTCTTAGCTATCTCAGTAGCATCTGCATTTCCTGATAAGTACCATTGCCATTCAAACTCAGCGTAATCACTATTAAAGTTTCTAAATTTAGTAGTGATTATCCTATCTAAAGGATTTTCTATGTAAAAACCTACATTAAAAATAGCTTTAGTGTCTTTGGTTATTTTACCTGAATTATTAATTATATTATAAAGCTTCTCAAAAGCTTCTGTAGCATTATTAAATCTCATCTTTAAAGTCTTTTAAATCATTCCAATCTCTGTAACTATCTACACTACTTTCAGGTATATTTGTCTTGTCTGAATCTCCAGCTACAGAGAAAAACCAATCTCCTTTTTCACCGTATCTATTTAGATAATCCCAACCTTTAGCATCGTAAGTTGATTCACAATTAAACTCTGTAGGTATCAAATCAGATTTAGCATTGAAAGGCTTGTGATAACTAATGAACTTAGCTCTGCCTAATTCACCTTGATGAATGTTTCTAGCAACAGCAACGTTTACAAATTCAGTATCTGGTAAAGCTATCTGTAAAGCTCTAGATAAAACTCCTGTAGATATTACGCACCACATTCTTTTAGGTTTTTCTTTTTCTTTAAAGAAATCATGAACACTTCTTACTGCACATGCTGTAACTAATTCATGTTGTAGGCCTAAAGGTATAAATAAAGCATCTCTTTTAGAAGCATACTTCTTAGCTATAAGATTAGCGTTTGGCATAGCTGCTATTCTAGCAAATAAAGCTTTAGCTCCGTATTCAATACATAGTCTTTGATGCTCAGAAGCTTTAGCGCTAGAAGGCATAACTAAAGTTAGATCTTTATTGTATTTTTTACATAAGTAAGATAAACTAATGCCAGCAAATCCCTTTCTAGGTTGCACGTAAACTATCTCTTTCTTAGTGTTTACTTGCATTAATAATTCTCCAAACCTGGCTTTAGCGCCTACAGGGTTTGATATTGACTCATCTATTATAAAAAATCCGTTTACTTCTTTAACAACAAAATCATTAAAGCTACTTTTAAAATATTTAGTTAATTCTAAGTAGTATTCTAGATCTCTTCCGTTTGAAAGATCTTTGTTCTCTTCTCCTTTTTGTTTATTTAGAAACATTGTTTTTGTATTTTACGTTATTATTATTTTTAATATGGTCTTCAGATTGAAAATTATCTATGTATCTAATGAAATCACATGCTACATCTTCCATATCATAAGGTTTAGATTGTCCACCTGTTTCTTTACATAAGAATCTTAAAGCTTCATCTGTTTTTAAGTTAGGCAATATCAATTTTAAACATTTCTTAGCATTACTACCTACATAAGTATCACTTTCTCTATCAACTAATCCAGGGAAGTACTCAGCTATGTCCATTGCAAAAGCAGTTAAAACAAAATTTTGTCTTTTAAAACCTCTTTCCATTAAGTATTTGTTTCCTTCGTTAACAACGTTTTTAATACCTAATCCTGAAGTGTTGTAAATGTAATCTATCAAATGATCTGTAAGTTCTCTACTTTCTTTTACAATGAAACTTCTTAAACCTCCTTTAATCATAGGTAATAAATAGCCTTTAACATCGCAGAATCTATCTTCAGGAATACATAAAATCCAATCTTCATAGTAAGACCAACCTTTTCTTAGTTCTTCAACTATCCAAAAGTTACCAAAACCATGTGTACCAAAAGGATCTTTACCTTCTTTTTTATGTTTATAATTAATACCTGATCCACATAATCTAAATAAGTAGCATAACTTAATAAAATCTCTATCCTTTATTTCATTCTGAAAGTTATTGAAATAAACTCCATTTCCTTTAGGATCTTTGTCTTTATATCTTATAGCTTCTAATAAAGAACTGAAAGCAGCGAATCTTCTGTTTACAACGTCGTAAATAGGTACGTTCCAAATTAGATCGTCATTTATATCTTTTTCAGAATAATTATTACCTTCGTACTTTAATTCTTGCATCATTTTAGCTTTCCTGTAGTACTCTTTAAATATATCTAACATTAGAACAAATTTTTTGTGGTTAAACTTAAATCATTAGCAAACATATATGAAGTAGGTCTTAAATGAACAGATTGCTTAGCTTCCATATTATCAAAACTCAATTCATTATTATAATCAAAATTCCATTTAAGAACTTTCCAACCATTATTATTAGCTATCATATCGATCATTTTATTAAAGTGAATCACCATTTCTAATCTTTCTTCTCTACTACCGTGAAAATTCTGTCCTTTATACTTACCTGTACCTGGGATTTTTCTACTTTCGTTTTCTATAGGAAGTAAATGAACTAAAGTAATATCTTTTATGTTTAGATCTTTTAATTGTATTTCTAAATCTAAAATCATATTATCTATAGATTCAATTCCAAACCTAATAATATGAAATCTTATATCAATGTTTCCAGCATAAAATACTAATTTATTAACGTTATCACTTATGTAATTGCTCAAACCTTCTTTTAAGAAGCCATGTAATGTTTTACCGTCATTTCTATTTATAGAGTATCCAGGTTTGTACACTGATAAACTATGGCTATCACCTAAAATTAAGTTTTTATTTATAATTTGTGTTTGTATTAATTGTGGTATTCTAAACTCGATAGTCCTATAGTCTAAAAGTTCTTTACGTTTTAAACACATATCATTGTAATTAACATATTCATTTAATGAGAATAATTCACCTTTAAAATCATTAAACTTTTCTAATCTTAATTTAGTACTATCTTGTACTCCTCCAAAGAAATTGTATACTCCTGATTTGTAATTAATACCTTCGTTAACTACTAAGATATCATATTTGTTCCAATTGTCTTTATCTGTTAAAATATCCACATTAGTTTGAAATTTACACTCTAGTAAATTCTTTGTTATTAAAGTCCAACCTCCATTATGTGAATTTAAACTTTTAACAGGGTTTGAAATTACCCCAATCATTCCTATTTTTTTCATGTTATTTATTATTTAAGTGATTATTTAAAGAGCCTAAATAAGCTACTGCATCTAATAAGTTATCTTCTTTATTTGAGTACGATTGTCTTGATAATTTTAGAGCTATCATACAATTGTACATATCAATAGTAGTTATATCCTTAGATGACAACAAAGATGCTATTCTAGCGGCTACTTGCATTCCTTCTTCGAATGGTCCATATTCTCTTTCTTTTTCTTCTGACCTGAGATTCACTATCTCATTTGCTTTTTCTAAAATGTTCATATTTTAAACGTTGTTAAATAAAAAAGCCCCTATTACTCCTAACAGATCCTACCTTGTTATTTGTAATAAGGGCTAATAAGCTCTTTAGTTCTATAATGTAGGATCGAACTGTTTTGCAAATATACTATATCTTTTTAAATGTCATACTATTTTTTTTATTTTTTTACAAAAAAGTTAGAAAGTTAGAAGTTTAATAGTTTTTGTTAGAAGTTTAGCGCTTTATAACTTATTGAAAATAAACAAACTAAGGAAAGTTGTTTTTATTTAAAACTATGGTTACCAATAGTTTAAGTGAAAAGTTAAAACTTTTTTTGCTTTTTTTATTTTTTATTAGTTTACTCTAATATAGTAAAACACTTCTAACTTTCGCTTACTTTATATCATTATCAACAAGTTAAGCGTTTTTCAAGTTTTTCAAGTTTCATTTAAAATTATATAAATCAAATAGTTACAAAACACATGAATTTTATACAAGTTTCTACATTTTCTACATGAAAAAACTCCGACTATTTCTAATCGGAGTTAATTTCTCATAATTTCTCATATAATTTTTTAAGCGATTGATCCGAATGGTCGGTAATTTTGCAATATGGACACGTAATAAGGTCACCATGTAAAATATGTTGTAAGTGTTCATGTGGTAGTTTCTCACACGACTTACAACCGCATGATGTTTCTTTGTTGCAGTTAGGACAAAACATATTTAATCATTTCTATTTTAGTCATTGGCACGAAAGTAAACTTACCTTCGACACGTTGCATTAATCCACATTGCATTTTAGCTCGTTTAAACGTACATATTCTGCAATTTATAACTTTACCCATTGCTGAATCTCTTTGATAGTTAGAAGTGTCCTTATGGTACATTATAAGTGGTAATCGTTTACCACACGTGAAGCAGATTTTTCGTTTCATCATTTATAGTTAATTTTTTAATCTTACTAATCTTATTTGTTTTTCATCTATCCTCAAATGAAATGCTAATGCTTTTACTCTTTCTTCCATTGTTAATGTATTTTCTGTTTCTAATAATACCTGCTTATTAAAATTAGAACATTTACTAGCTGAATAATGTATAACTCTTTTATCTATACAATCATTTGCAGGATAAGGGCACCATATTTCAATCGTTTTCCAATAAATATTTCTAACATTCATTTCTTAATCATTTTTACATAAATTTCACCTATGGTAACCCTTTCTTCAATCGCTTGTTTTAATAATTCATCGTGTTTCATTTCAGAGTAATTCACGGCTCTAATTATTTGGTTTCGTTCCATTTTTTTTGCTTTGTCAAATTTTGATATAGTTAAACATCCTTCATATTCATACTCATCAAATAAATATTCTATTGCTGTCATATAAAACTCCATGTAATTAATACTATTAAAATCGCAATAATCACTATAAAAGATGCTATTGCACAACCACTATTACTTTCTAATTCTGAATAGTGTTCAAACTCGTTGTCTATTTTCTTCATATCCTACAAGTTTTAATTCTATCATT